AATTGTAGCTAGTTCATCCCATACTCTCCATTCATAATTATCAGTTTCCAAGAATAATAATACACCTTGAGGTTTTTGTATACTTGAAGCATACAAGGCCATAGAAAGAAGTTCACGAGACCACATGGCATTCATTCTACAGTGTGCCATATATGATACAAGAGATTCGCTTCTAGTTGGACATAATTCATGTGCTTTCCATGCCCATTCTTTAGATCTCATTAATCTAGTTAAATTCAAAGCACAAATAAATTGTTCTTCTACCCAACCTCCAAATTCAAATCGTTTTTTATACCATTCAATAGCTTCATCATACATACCAGCATCTCTATATGATTGAGCTAAATAAAACATATATCTATCATTCTTAGGTTCTAATTCTAGTTCTTTTAATAGGACTTCAGCATCTCTCTTATATTTATTTCCATCAATTTTAGATCTAGCACCCATAGTTCTACCTACCATATAAATTTCTCTAGGCAATTGTACCATTACATTGTTTTTCTTATCATTTGTAGGGTATTCGTGTAAAACACCAACATATCTCCAAGCATCTCTTGCTTTAAATATTTGAGTTCTTTCATATTCAAGTGCGCCTCTGCGTATTTGAATATTACAAGCATTGGGATTTGTCATATAAAGCATTCTTCTTAAAAATTCTTTTGCATTAGGTGGTCCACCCATTAAATCATCAGCATCCATAACAATAATATAATCCATTAAATCATCACATAATAACATAGATTCAGATCTTGATTTACCAAATCCTTTCCAATCACCTTCTTTAACATTTCCAGGAATATTATGTTTCGTATAAAAATCTCTTATAATTTGTACAGTATTATCAGTTGATCCAGTATCTAAAATTGAGAATGTATCTATGAAAGGTAAAGTTGCTTCTAAAGATTCATGAATAATATGACTTTCATCTTTAACAATCATACAAAGACCAATTTTATATTGAGGTAATCTATTTGAACCTAGTAATTTAATAGCTTTTTTAATAAAATTTTCTAATGTAGTAATTTTAATTTTATCATTTAGTGTAATAGAACATTCTTCAGATAAGATTTTTATTCCATCACATAACCATTTATCTAATAATTTTGAATTGTATTCTTTTGTATCATCTTGATGAACATTCAAAATAATAAATGATTTAGCAATTCTTTCATGATCTTCAGGATCGGGAATATGATCAACTCTAAAATATTGCGATCTTAAAGATTCAATAATAGGTTTATTTCTATCTGTGATTTTCCCAATCATACAAAAATCATAAGATTTTTTAGTTTTTTCTAATAATTCGGGAATATTAATTTCATTTTTAATTGTAATTTCATATTGTTGAAAATTATTATTTGATATCTCATCATTATTTTCTAGTTTTTTAATATCCATTCTTTATTATAATTATAATATGTCTTAAATATGTAAAATTGTTTCGCACTTTAAATCTTTAGGAAAAGTATTTGTTTTTTTATATTCTAGAATTTCTTCCCATGTAGATTTAATTTGAGGTAGATATTTAGGAAACCATTCAGGATCTCTTTCAACTAATAAACATCGCCATGTTTTTAAAGACCAATAAATAATTTGCCAATCCATATCAAGAGTTTTTATCCAATCTTCTAAAGATTGATGAAAAGATTTATATCTAACTTCTTGAGTATTATTATGAACTGCAAAACATGATTTATATTTTTCATTAGATTCATACCATTCAGAATAATTTAATTTTAGAAATTGCATTTCAACATAATCACATTCATTTAAATTTGTACATTCCATTTGTAATTGCATTTGATGATAATAATATATGGGTACAGGTGTATTATCATCAAACTTACGTGAAATAGGACATTTAAATTCAATTAATCGTCCATTCAAATCTTTATTTTGTGATAATATTAGACCATCAGGTGAAGCACCAATAAAATTATGTTCTGAATGCGGAACACATGATAAATCTTTGATTTCTACACCTTTTTCAATTGAATATATATTTTTTGCAATCGGTTCAAATCTTGTTCCCCAAATTAATGCTCCTACACCTCCATTACAACTTTCTTGTATTTTAGGAATTAATTTAGACATAATTAATTCTTTTCTTGCACTCGCACTAGCATCACTAAACGATTTCCATACTTCTGATGCTGTAATTCTTTCATTTCTTTTTAAATGCCAAGCTTCTGTTCTTTGATCATCAAATCCAAAATTTTGTAATAAGAATTGGATTTGTTGTTCCATTATACTATAATTTGAAGTAATCTTAAAACTATTGGTTTTTTATGAAGTAAATTCTTTTGTTGAAAGAGCGCTTAATAAATACGGAAGATCACCAATATATTCTCCTAAAATCAAAGGGAAAATAAATTGTAATTGAACTGTAATAGTAATTAAAATTTCTAATAACCATAATGAATGCATAATTAAAGGATCTATTAATCCTACAGCATATACACCAGATTTAGTATAAGGTAAAGATGTTACATTGGGGTTTCCTAAATGTTGTATAATATTTGTATCAACTGTCATATCATAATAAGATTTTAATAATCCAGTACAAAAACATAAAGCATATAAAGTTAAAACTTTAGACCATGAATTTATTTCAATTCCCATAAAATATGTTGTATTATCTTTATCGTTTCCAGGACCAAAGTGTAAGAACCCATTCGCAAATGATCCTTCTAAATCTAAATATATAAAAAATCCAACTAAGAAAAGAATAAAGATTATTACAGCTAAAAAAGGATTATTTAAGAAACTCATAGTTGTTTTAACATTAAGAAATTAATTATTTCAAGAATGGAGGAAATTAAGAGCCAAGAACAATATGTTTTACATAGATTAGAAAAATTTTATTCTAATCCTACTAATCTTGAAAAAATTAGATGTATTTTGAATGGCGAATCAAAATTATCTTTAAGATTAATTGATTGGTTTGTAACAAATTATGCTAAGAAATTTAATACATCATTCATAAACTCACAAAATAAATATAATATTGTATATTTATCTTATAAATCTCATTTAAAAGCTTATTCTAAAAAAATGTTTGATCCTTTTTGTAGATATAAAAGAATTAAATTTCAAAATATGGATACAACAGTTGGACAATTAAATTTCTTTGAATGGATTATTAGTGATGAAATTTTAGATTATATTTATACAAATACTGAACAAATTCAAAAAGATATGGAACAAAGATTACAATCTTTAAATACAACAAATAAAAAACGGCACGAATTATCAGATTCAGCAACGAATTCTATTTCTAAACATAACGTTCAAGTTAAAGTTTCATTTACTTAATCTTTTAATTTAATTAATAAATTATAAAATCTCCTTGCTTCTTTTTCAGTTGTAGTTTTATACATATAAATACTTAGATTTCGAATTACTTGTTTTTGCGTGTAATAAGAGACATGTACAGCAAAAGTATTTCTTTTCTCTATATTATCAAATACTAAACTAAATTCAATATCACGAATATCAGATGAATACATTGAAATTTTCTTTTGTTTTTCATATATATTTTCAACATTTTCAAATATCAACTCAATTAATCCAATATTGTAAATTTTTATAGTAGGTGGAAAACATCCTTCAATAGATTCCATCTTATTTTTTAAATTACGTAATATAATTAGATTATTAATTCGTTTTTAAAAATTAAAGAATGTTTTCTATTCTAAGACATCCTTTAGTTTATAAAAATATTTCTAGTGAAATTACTGAATTAGATGAAGATTATGATGCTTCAGAATGGAGTTATAATGGTAGGAATGTTTATAGAGGTGCTTTAGATTCTACATATACAAAAAATTATTCTCTTGATATTTTTTGGTTATATGATGATAATTTATTACGTGTAGGTTTAGCTGAACACGAATCTAATGATCATTCTATATTTAAAGTTCTTTGGTTTTATGATACACCATTTGGAACTCTTTTACAAGAACCTGAATGGAAATCTATGGATAAAACTATTTGGTCATTATTAACTCCTGAAGCATTTCAAGATACCTTAGAAAATAAAGATTTACTTTTATTAAGTGGGAAAATTATTACACCTGAATATATTATTAATGATTTACCTGATATTTATGAATGCTCTGAATGTAGAAAAAGATCGTTTTCATTAAATGCAGAATGCAAATCAATGAAAAAAATCAAATCTTCTAAATATCCTTATTTTATTGATTCTTCGTATATTTTATATTCTAAACCCTCTGATTCTAAGATTACGCAGCTTTGCGGCGACGACCGCCACCACCACCACCAGCCGAAGCTTCTTGTGGAGGGAGATGTGCCATCGTAGGTACACGAACTCCATCATCTTCGTGAGGAGGTTCGGGATCATCTTCAGGTACGGGAGGTACATCGGCAACTGCAGAAAATACAGATGCTGCAGTTAGACGAGAAGGTGGAAATACTTGAGCAAACTTAATTCCCCAGGTTACACCAAACCCCTGTCCAATTACATATACAGAAGGACTAATTACAAGATTCGCTTCAACGTATTTCGGAAATACAGATTTTAGCGAATCTACGGTTAGATGATACGGAATCATCTGACTATTTACAGCGTCCATCGTTACACGCCCGTCATAGACAGGAACTTTTAGACGAAGAGAAGGCGGATACTTTCCATTAGGAACATATTCATCACCTTGCTTCTCCGTTGATACACTTAGTAGATTTTTAAAGCTATCGCGCACCGATTCAACAGAACGCTTCTTACCAAATAGTTTAGCACTATTTTCAGTAGCCCAATTTACAAGAAGTTCTTGTAGATCTAGCATAAAATTATATACAGGTCCCATTTCAGGATCACTTGATCGTTCTTTTGCAAACGGATCACATCCCTTTAGAGAAGCAATTAGTGAATAATTTACATTACCACTCGCAGCATCTTCACGAGAAATTAGACCAGCAGGAAATTTACTACGAGGCAAACGTAGTTGAAATGGTTGACCAGCATATTTAAGTTGTACACTTTTACCACCAGCTTTATTTACTTTAGGTTCACTTACACTTACTTCAGTTACTTGTACTTCATGAGCAGGAACGATGGCAGTAGTTGACATTGTTACTTATGTTTTTAATTTTAATAGGTTATCTAATATGTAAATCCGTTTTTAATAAAGAAATATATTATTAAATAAAATAATGTGTGAATCGGTAAAGAATAAAAATTCTTTAGAAAAATGTAATTTAAAACCTTTAAAAAATTTAAGATTTTGTGGAAAACATTCAAAAATGATTAATCCTAAATTATGGAAATGTCCAAATAAGATTTATAATTCAATCGTAAAAATTCAAACATTATGGAGAGGATATAGAATACGCAATCGAATTAAATTAAGTGGTCCTGGAATCTTAAATAGAAAGGTATGTCATAATGATGAAGAGTTATACACATTTGAAGAAAAGTCAAAACAAGATCCTTTCAATTATTTTGCATTTGAAGAGAATTCTAAAGTGTGGTGGTTTGGATTAGATACTATGATTAAATGGGCATTTGAATCGCCTACAAATCCTTATACTAAAGAACCTTTGACAATAGAAACAAGAAAGAGATTACGTGAATTATATGATCTGAATTTCTATAA